TGGATCGTGCTAGGGCTGGTCGTCGTTAAGATATAAGCATCGCTTGAGTAAGCCGTGGCAGTATCCAACGTTGAGCTGGTTGTCAACGCAGTCAAAGCAATCAATCCGTTGCGTAATGTTGAACAGCAAAGTAAAAAGGTTGAAGGAGCTGTTCGTGATATGAATGGCAAAATTAGTGAATCAAGTAGGCAATTTAAAAACGCAGGTGATGCCGCATCACAGGCATCGGATGGTTTTAGCAAATTTAAGAAAGCTATCGGAGGAATTGTTACTGCTGCGGCTGCTTTTCAAGCACTTAAATTTACCATTGTAAAAACTGCAGAACTAGAAACTCAAACCCGTAGCCTTAAAGTTTTAACCGGCAGCCTTAAATCTGCGCAAACAATCATTAAACAGTTGCAAGATATTGGAGCAGTAACTCCTTTCACAAGCACCGAATTGATTGATACAGCGAAACGGCTTCGTGCTTTTGGTGTTGAAACAGATAAATTGGTTGATACAACCCGTCGTCTTGGTGATGTAGCTGGGGCAACTGGCGCTGACCTCGGTGGTATCGCTACTGCGTTTGGGCAAATTCAAGCCAAAGGTAGATTGCAAGGTGAAGAATTACTGCAACTCCAAGAACGCGGTATTGATCTGCAAAGTGAACTGCAGAGAATGTATGGAATGACAGGAGAAGAATTTAGAAAGGCATTGGAGAAAGGCAAATTTAGCGCGGAGGCGGTTGATGTTGCGCTTCAAAATTTAACCAATACTGGGGGCAAATACGCCAATGGTGCAATTGCTCAATCGGATACATTAGCTGGCAAGTTTTCTACATTACAAGATGGTATTACAAGAACGGCCCAAGCTATTGGCCAAGTGCTATCGCCTGCACTGCAAACCATTCTCACCCAAGCGATTGGCGTTGTTAATTCAATCAACAACGCACTAGCGGCTGGTCGAAGGATTCAACAATTTGGGATTGATGCTTCCAAAAGAAATGAACTGTTCCAACAGGCGGGCAGAGAGGCAGAAGAAATAGCAAAACTTCGCGGTGGCGGCAAGATCGATCCTGCTGTATTTACACAATTAAGAGATGAAAGATTTAAGGATTTAATCGAGGCTTATGGCTATAAAACCGGGCAAATTCAAGTTGAAACTAAAGTGCCAACTTTAGAAACACCTAGTGTTCCAGAACTGCTTGGTGGTGGTGCTGCAGGCGGCGGCGGTGGTACAGGCGGCGGCACAGGCGGTGGCACTGCTGGTGGCCGTACAGGGCGTAGCGCAACTGATACGGAACAGCTAGCCAAGGCAACTGGACGGCTAAACCTAGACGCAATTTCCTACCTGCAAACCTTAGAAGAAATAGAAAAAGTAGAATTTGAACGAGGCAAGCAGATCGCTGATTTGATCAATGCCGCAGAAGCTGCAGGCAAGGCGTTTGCAGAAGATTTTGCTGAACGAGCAGCTAATAAAACTGACGTGTTGAGAGATGCGTTGCAAGGCGTTGGCGATATCCTCGGCAATCAGTTGATGAACGTGTTTGACGGATTGATCAACAAAACAGTTGATTTCAATGATGTCTTGCGATCTACTTTGTCGCAAGTTGGTAGGTTGCTGATGACTGCTGGCTTGAATCAACTAGCTGGCCCCGCTGGCAGTGGTGGCATCCTTAGCTTCCTTGGTTTCGGTACCCGCGCCAACGGTGGCCCTGTTGCTGGTGGTCGTCCATACATCGTCGGCGAACGTGGGCCTGAGGTGTTCACGCCTCAACAATCTGGCAACATTACGAGCAACGAGGACATGCGCCAGTTAATGGGACGTTCACCAGTGAGCAACGCATCAGCGATGAACTTCACCTTTGAAACCACCAACATCGGCGGCACTGAATATGTCAGCCGCGAACAGCTAGAAGCTGCGATGGCAACGACTCGCCGCCAAGCTGCAAACGATGGTGCAAAGCGTGGTATGAACATGACACTCGATAGAATGCAGAATAGCCCGCGCACCCGCGCTCGTGTTGGTATCGCCTGATGGCATCAAAATTTCCAAACATAAAGCCAACGACTCGTAGCTTTACGATGGGCGATTACCCCAGCAAGACCTATAGGTCATTGTCGGGTACTATCTTTAAACGTGCATTCGGCAACAAGCAGACTGGTTATACGTTGAATCTTACCTTTAAAAATATCGGTGACGCATTTGGGGGCAATCAAACTGGCGAGCTGCGAAAAAACTCAGGCACCGCAAAACAGATTATCGACCACTATAACGATGTCGATGGAACGTTCAGCAGCTTTACGCTACCTGTGCGTGTATTTGAAGGTATGGACAACGATTTTAGAGATCTGATACGAAGCCCATCCAATATAAAATGGCGATACGCCGGACCGCCACAAGTGCAAAGTGTCAAGTCTGGCGTGAGCACTGTAATCGTGACGTTAATTGGAGAACTTGACGCATGACACAAGAAATACGCATTGTTCAGTTTTTTAAGCTAGAAACGGCAACGGGGAAGTCACATAGATTTCAAAACTATTTCGTAGGGCAAAAAATTACGTTTGGGAGTTTGACGTATAGCTTTGCGCCATTTCAAGTTGAAGGCAGCGTATCAAGTCTGAACGGTGACAACTCACAAATCCAGATATTGTTTCCTGCTACTGAATATGCAATCAGACTTGTTGAAGAAGGTGGTGGTAACAGAAAAAGCAAATTATCTCTTTACACGCGCACAGTGCCAAGAGGCAGCAGTGGAACCGTATCTAGCAGTGGGCCGACTGAGCAATATATCGGACTAGGCGCAAGTTTTAGTGCAGAAACAGTCGAGCTGCGTTTCAACACAGCGGCTGACGCTGTAGCATCTAACTTCCCAGCACAACGTTTGACTGAAGAAAACGTCGGCATTTTGCCGCTTGATTCCGCATTGTCATTGAGATGAACGACCTAATCGGCCTTGAGTATTGCTGGGGCGCACATCCAAACGATGGCCGCAACAAGACAGATTGCTTCCAATTGGTCTGCGAAATTCGTACACGGCTCGGCCTGTCGGATCACAGCGAGCGTTACTCTTGGGCGTACTGGTGGTTTACGCCAGAAACATTGAAGCCACGGCATGTAGCGCGGTGGTTACTACAAAGCGGCAAACGCATTAAAATGCCAAAAGACGGTGCCGTCGCGTTGCTTTCACAGGCTGACAATGCCGCTCTTGGCACGGTCGTTGATGGACGGGTTATTTGCATTGCTCCAGGTGGCCGCGTCGTGTCATTGCCTGTTGATCGCGTAAAAGCTTACTATTTCTGGGTGGACTGATGCGGAAACTACTTCCATACGAACACCAGCTTGTCGAAGCCCTGGGCATTAGCGAAGAAGAGTATCTTGAATTTGTTGCTGTTCAGCAAGAATATAAAGACCCAAAGGTCGGCACTGCATTAGATATACGCAACGAGCCAATCAGCACGACTGCATTGGTTCTGACTGTTGTTGGTGTATTGTTTCAAGTTGGTGCTGCGCTGCTTGCGCCAAAGCCTGAAATACCAAAACTTAGAGATAATCAGCGCCGAGATAGACAGCAACGTTTTGCTCCGACATTTGGGTTCAACAGCACGCAAGAGCTGGCAAGCTACGGCGATCCAATCAACCTTGTTTACACCAATGACGACGACCGCCCCGGCAACCTTAAAGGTCAGGGAAATGTAAGGGTATCTGGGTCGTTGGTGTGGTCGTCAATTGAAAACTTTGGGTCAACGCAGTTCATGCAACTGATCCTTGCGCTTGGTGCGTCAAAAATAAAAGGCATTGACTTTACTAAGACGGCATTCGGTCAAGCCGGAATGATTGACTTAAACAAGCAAAGCGTATTCATATTTTCTAAATCAGCCGGTGCTGATGGCGTCCCGCTTTACAAGAGCATTGTTTCTGAGCTTGGCAGTAAGGATTTCTTTCCTGAACGATTAAAACCTAGAAATGGCGACGATCCAGCTTGCATTCTTTCTGTCAACGGCAATAAGCATAAAGGATTTAGCCAAGCCTATACGCCGTCAACATCGACAAGTCTTGGTGTATTTGATGCTATTCCAATCAATGTATCTGTTCAAACACGAAATAAAAAAGGCAATCGAAAAAAAGCAAACATTGGCATTGAACTGCGTAGCGGTCAAAAGGACAATAATAAATGGCGCAATAGAAGTGGTTCGTTTAATGAGGATGATCAAATCCAACTATTTTTGAATAATGCAGGCGATGGCGGCGGTGATAAGCAGTCAAGAAAAGCAGCAGAAGATCGACGGCGGCAGATTGCCGATTCTTTGGATTTTGGCAGTACATACATGCTGGGCACTGCTAAGTTTCGGCTGCTGTCTTATGCATCTTCAGCCAGTAACATTGATGAAGATGAAGTCAAGGTCAATTTTAAGTGTATTGAGTCTGGGCAAATTCCTAGCACTGCATACGACTTAAAAGAGCCACGCGAAGAAAACGAAGGATTAAGAAAAGAATTTGAAGAAGCCCAGACAATTTTGGCTGACCCGCATACCGAAGAAAACGTCAGGAAAGATGCGATAAACATAACAAATCAAACCGACCCATTTGTAAACATCGTTTTTAGTGGCACTGAGACAGTGCGATGGTATCCAAAGTTTAATGCTGAAATTGAGCTTGAAGACGGAACCACGCAAAGTGTGTCTTATGTGGTCGATAAAGAAAGCAGCTATTCATTTGACAGGGGTGGGTCGATTGCATACACTCAGACGCTTAAAGATGAACTAAATGGCGACAAGCCT